ACTAATTGTTACCAACCGAAAAAGTCAATAGCGAAAAATACTCAATTCGTATTACTTTGTTACGCTTCGTTCCTTTCGGGCTTCTTCAAGTATTCGGGTAGCACGTTCCAAGCCGCCCAATTTCACACGGGTAACAGCCACACGCCCGTAGATGTCGGCTACTTCCTTCGCCCGTGCTTCGGCTTCCCTTTGCGCCTTCTTCCGCATACGCCGGGGCTTCGTAATTAGAGCGACAACAACAATTAGGAACGCCACCCCGAAACACAGGGCGGCGACCCATAATAATACGGCTTCCATTACGTCGTTATTGCTTCTTAAAGATATAGGGAAGTGTTATGCCGGATTGGTAAAGGTTAAATTCCGTTTCGCTAACTACTTTCAAGTCGTAGGCGTGGAACATTGTATTATCTTCCACTTCCCACAACGAAAGGATAGTAGCGGACGGGGCTACATTGTAATAACACTTAACCGCTTCGTAAGGCTGCCCCTTATAGGCAACCGAATAGTAGGTACATTCGCCCTGTGCATAGAAGGCGGTAGTTTCCCCGTCGATATAGGAACTTTTCTTAATTTCCTTTTCGGTTGAGTAGTGCGACCCGAATACAATTTTATCGGGTTCGGGTTGAAGGTTTGCCCCCGGATAACTACCGAGGTTTGAAAATTGGTAATCGGCCCAAGTACCGTTAAAGATAGCGAAGACCTTCTCCTGTTTTTCGGTGTAGTGGCTTCCGCCGTTTGGCTCGTCGTCAGAGGAACACCCACACAGCAGCACCGAAGGAAGGAGCGCACAAAGTAACAACTTCTTCATAAATTGAGTAACTTTGCGCCACCGCCCGAAGTGGCAGGGTTAAACGCACGAAAAAAGCGCGGACTATATAGGTTTGAGTATTTGCGGCATCGCCAAACGCCTTACGAAAACAAACCGTATAGCCGCGCTTCATCGGCATATCGGGGTAAGGATATACGACGCTACGCGCTTAGGTTCATTCTTCGTAATTTGTTAATTTGGCGATTTTCAAATACTAAGAACCTATCGCTTCTTCGATAAGTCGCCGGATTTTTCCCCGGCAACACCGCAAAGTTACTGCAAATAATTCACATTCCGCATATAAAAGGCTAACAAAGTGTACGGCAACCGCCGCCGAGCGTTGGAAGTTTCGGCGAAGTGTTTGCCGTCCCTTATTCAAACTTGTATTAAGGTAATACGCTAACTTTGCGCTATGTTTAAGTAACCCCCACTACAAATTTTATGGACGAATTAACATTAGCAATTTTAGCACTACTGCAGGAAAAATTTGCAGGCGAGCGAAAAGACGGTTTAACGCAGCTTGCGGCCTTCATAGGCTTAAACGCCGCGACCATTGAAGAAGCGACCGAAGTCGTAGGGAATCTTACCGCCGACAAGGTTAGCAAATTCGTTAAGGACTACCGAAGCCGAACCGACGCGGAGATAGCCAAGGCAAACAAGACCCACGAAGAAGGCCTTAGACGTAAGTACGACTTCAAGGAGAAGGAACAGCCCGGCGGCGAACCTCAGCCCGGACAGCAGACACCACCGGCCCCGGCGGGAGCATTGACAGCCGAGCAGATACGCGAAATTATCCGCGAGGAAAACAAGGCAATACGCGAAGGCTACGACAGCCTACGTGCCGAGAAAACCACAGCCACCCGCCGTGAACAATTTGTAGCGAAGTTGGAAGCCGCCAAGATTGAGGGCAAGCAGCGCGAAATGATGCTGCGCAGCTTCGACCGCGTAGCCCCCACCTTCAAGGACGACGACGACTTTAACGGGTACTTAAACGAAGTGCAGGCCGACCTCGACGGCATTGCACAGGAGCAAAGCGACAAAGGACTGCAAGGCCACGATAAGCCCCTCTTTGGAGCCGTGACTAAAGAAGGTATTAGCCAAGGCGTAGCAGACTACATCGCTTCGCAGAGTGACAACAACCCGACCCTTACAGGGAAGGAAATTTAACAACCCCCTAAACCGACAACGAAAATGGGATTTATGCGATACACACGCAAACAGGACGAGCGAACCGCCCACGCCTGTACGCACAACCTCGCCGACGTTCCCAACGGTGTAACCGTTAGCGTCGCCGACCTTATCCCCGGCGTTCCCCTTCGTGAAGGTTCCGTTATTTCCCCCGACGAAGCGGGCATTTACCACCTCGTCAAGACGGCAGAAGTAACGGAAGCCGCCACCAGCACCGCCGTAGCCTACAAGGTAGCCAAGGGGCACCACTTCAAAGTAGGCGACTTCGTGATGTTCAAGACGGGCGCGAAGTCATACGCTATTACAGCCATTGACACCACCGCCAAGACCCACGACACCGTAACCGTAGGAACAACCCTCGGCGCGGCTATTCCCGTCGGTGGAGTGCTTACCCAGGCCAAAGAAGAAAGCGCAACCGTTTCGGCGTTCAAATACGCCCCCTTCGCTTGCGTCGGCGACTCTTACCCGGTGGAAGCACTTACTAACACCCCCGTCCCGGCCGTAACCTTCGGGCAGTTCAAAACCGCGCTTTGCCCCCCGATTAGCGACGCGATTAAGGCCGCCCTTCCTACAATTAAATTCATCTAACCAACAAGCCACAACAATAAGTTATGATACCTACTTTAATGCAGGGGCTTAACGAACAGGATATGGCGGGCGTAGTCAAGACCTACGACCTTAAACCCTTCTACTATCCTACACTTTTCCCGTTGAAGGAGAACTACTCCCTAACGTGGAAAGCGTTGGAAACGCGAATAGGGCTTAAAATTGCCGCCGACCTCGTAGCCCGTGGCGCAACCATTGACAAGAAGACCCGCGAGGCAATAGCCCGTATTCAGGGCGACATCCCCAAAATTGCCATTAAGCGCACCAAGAACGAGGAAGAACTCGACGACTACGAACTTATGATAGCCCGCACGTCGAAGAACCCCGACCTTCGCGCACTTGTGGAAGCGTGGGCCGAAGATACTAAATTTTGTTGGGACGGCGTAGCCGCCCGTTTGGAGTGGATAGCGTTGCAGTCCATTTCGCTCGGCAAAATTACGCTTACCAACGAAAACAACACTTCGGTACTTACCGAATACGATGTAGACTACCTTATCCCCGAAGAACAAAAGGTAGGCTTCCAAACCGGTTCCGCTTCGTGGGCTAATTCCACCGCCGCCCGTCCTATTACAAAGGACTTCAAGGCAGTTGTAAAAGCCGCCAAGAAGAAGGGCGTTACGTTGAAGTACGCCTTTATGTCTACGGAAACCTTCGCCACCTTCACGGAAACCGAAGAAGTGCAGAAAACGTGTGCTTCCTTCGCCGCCAACGCGCTCGGCGTTCAGCAGACACCGAGCCTCGAACAGGTAAACACCGCCCTTCGTGGACTTTCCTACCTTTACGGGCTTCAAATCATTGTCATCGACCAAGACATAACCATCGAATTAGGCGACGGAAGCCGCCCGTTCAGTGGCAACCCCTTCGTTAACGACGTGGTAATGTTCAGCGCAAGCAAGGTTTTGGGCCATACCTTCTGGAAACGTCCCGCCGACCTTAACGTAAAGGGTTCGGTAGCCCTCAAGACCCTCAACGGCCACACCCTTATTAAGAAGTTCGCCAACGAGGAACCGCTTGAAGAAGTGACGATGGGTATTGCTAACGCCTTCCCCGCGTGGGAAACTTCATCCGATAGTTGGCTTATGTCTACCGACGCTAACAAGTGGAACCACTAACCCTAACCGTCCGGGGAGTCCTTCGGGGCTTCCCGGCTTAAACCCTTCCAACGATGACCTACAAAGAATGGATAACCCGCACCGCTTCCCGCTTCGGCGTAGCCGCAGCAGACGCGGAACTGATTTTAGCCAACCAAGCCGGGCTAATTCCCGACCCCGAAGCCGAAGTAGACGTAAGGACGGCGAAAACCGCCCTTTGTAAAGAGTTCGGCTCTATTATACCGTTGGCGAACGTCAGCGAAGGCGGCTATTCCGTTTCGTGGAATTGGGACGCTATTAAGTTTTGGTATAATCAAACTTGCGGCGAATTGGGGATAACACCCGCCAACGCGCCGAAGGTTAAAAACCGAAGCCGGATATGGTAGCAATTCAAGACATTATAAACAACCAATACCCGCACTTCCTTTACGTCCGCAACAGCGGCGGGGAAGCAGTACAGGACGCTAACGGCAGTTGGCAGACAACCGGGGCAGCGTGGAAACTTCACGCTTCATGCCGGGAAGAAACCAACGGCAAGGGAACGCAGATACAGGCGGCGAACGGTAGGTTTATAACATTCGCTTCCCTTATCCAACTTCCGGCGGGAACGGAGCGCGTAGGATTGGGCCAGGAAGTGGCCGCAGCCGACCGCGAACTGCTACCGTCAGAGCTTACCGACGAAGCCTTACAGGACGCACAGGCGGAAGGAGCAGTTAGGATTATTGGCGAGTGCTTGAAATTCGATAAAGGGCGACTTCATTGTAGGCTATGGGTATAAGCGCGAACTTCAATATTAACGACATCGACGCAACCTTTAAGGCGTTGTTAGCCGAAGTGGATAGGCAGCTAATAGAAAGCCTTACCCGCGTAGGCGAAGAAGCCGTAAAGTTAGCGAAGATGATACCGCCGGAACGTGGCTTCAAAGACCGCACGGGAAACCTACGCTCATCTATTGGCTACGTCGTATTGGTGGACGGTAAGCCCGTAAACGTGGCTTTTGCCGCAGTCAAGGGCGGACATGCCGGAGTTAACGAAGGGCAGCGGTTAGCCTTACAAGTGGGAAGCAAGACCGAAGGCTACGCTTTGGTAGTCGTGGCGGGTATGAACTACGCCGTTCACGTCGAGAGCAAAGGCCGCGACGTATTGACTTCCGCCGAAAAATTTGCCGAAAAGGAGGTAGCCAAACACTTAGCCGACTTAGTTACGAACATTAAAAACGCCTTCAAGTAGTGAAACATTGCAGCAGCATAGACACGGACGACATCCTCTACAAGTTGGTACAGGAAGCCGTTACTTCCGGGAAAGTCAAAATTTCCGGGGGCGTATTCGTCCAAGGGGAGCGACCCGACGACAGCGAAGCGGAAGACATCGTAATAAACACGATAGCCGTAACGCACGAAAAGCCCCAAACGGGTACTTCCAACGTGAATATCTTTGTTTCCGACAAGAAAGTAAAGATACGCGGACGGGAACAGCGCAAAGCCGACCGGGAACGCCTACGCACCATTGGCGACGCGCTTGTAGCCTATTTGGACGAACAGAACGTAGCCGACTTAGAATATTGGATTGAGAACGACACCACGATAAAAGAGATTGAGGTAAAGCAGCACTACCGCAATTTGAGAATAAGCTGGAATATACATTAACAATTTAACACCATACCCCTATGTCTACAATTACCTTAGGCCTTTCCAAAATTCTCGGAAAGGAAGGCGAACCCGCAATGGGCGACTTCGACGAAACGGGCTATACCCGTTACGGCCTGACCTACCAAGACACAGCGAAGATGACACAGGAAGACGGCGAGGAAACGGAGTTTTACTCCGAGGAAAACGACGACCCGGAAGAAATCATAACCAAGACCGGGAAAACTACGTTTGCCTTTTCCATTATGAACCCCGACCTCGCCTGTCTTAAACGTCTTTTCGGCGGCGAAATTGCGGCAGACATTTACGCCTACCCCGACGCTACCGCCGACATTGAAGAATCGCTTATCATCATTCCGCGCAAGGGCTTGAAGTTTCAAGTTCCCCGCGCCAAGATTAAGGCGAAGTTCAACGGCGAATTTTCCAAGAAAGGCCTCCTTCTTCTTGAAGTTACCGCCACCGTGCAGAAGCCCCATACCGACGGGCTTAAAAAGTTGTACGTTACCGTCATCAAGAAGACGACCTAACCGAGCAGCCCCGCACATTTACACCAAACCCGGAAGGCCCCGCTACATTGTTCCGGGGCCTTCCCAATTATTAAGACCATGCCACAGGACGACAAAATAGAAGCGTTGAACCGTGAACAAGCGGAACTGCGCAAAATGATAGGCGAAGGGGTGGACTTCGATATAGAGGTAACACACTACCGCCGTAAGCCGGGCTTTTGGGGCTTTTTCCGTCGCCGGGAGAAGATAACCGAAACGAAGGTTTACAAGATTAAAGAACCGACGTTAGCCACCTTAGACCGTCTTAGCCTTCTTTGGCTTCAAATGGAGATAGACGAAACCAAGTTAGGCGACGACGATTATTTACGCACCGCCCGCGCTTTGGCAAGCAAGGAAGCCGCCAAACTTGCCGAAGCGGTAGCCGTCGCCGTATTGGGCGAAGACTACTATATAGCCACCTACGACGGCACGACCTACCGCCGGAAGGAAGACAAGAAGGCTCTACGCGACCTTACACGGCTTTTCTTCCACACCCTTAAACCTTCCGAACTTCTTACTTTGGCGATTATAGTAACCAACGTAAGCAATTTAGGGGATTTTGTAAACTCTATGCGGTTGATGAGCGCAGCGCGAACAAGCGACCCGGAAGCGACACGTATAGAGCAACAGGGTTAAAAAGTCCACAGGGCCGCCGGGGTTCCGTCTGCGCACACTTCGGCTGGACGTTGGACTACTTGCTACACGGTATTTCGTGGGGCGAGGTACTACGAATGATGATAGACGCGCCCGGCATAGACGATAAAGGCAAGGGAAGCACCACCCCCGGAAAGTCCGGCGGCGACGACACCGAAATAGCCCTTACAGACGACAACGCCGAGCAACTTATGAACCTTATAAACAGCAGAAACCGATGAATATACAAGGCGGCGGGCTGTCGTTTGATATTTCCGGCACCAACAAGCAGCTAATTAGCGTTCTTAACGAGAGTAAGAAGGCTATACAGGAGTTCCAAGGCGCGGCCGTCTTAGGCGGTAAGCAGATGGACGGAGCCTTTACACGCGCCGCCCAAGCCATAGACAAAGCCTTTGCACAAATAGACGTGGTAGTAGACACCAATAAGGCGGCTATTGCCGAGTTGGAAGCCGAATACAAGCGGCTCGGTGTGGAAGCGTCTAAGGCACTTTCGGCAGGGCATAAGGAAGAAGCGGCAGCCCTTCAAACCAAACAAGCCCAACTCCGCGAAGAAATAACCCTACGCCAAACCGTCATAGACGAAGCCGGAAAGCAAGCCGACGCACTTCTACGCGAGGAACAGCAGTTAAGGAAGGCAGAGGAAGCCGCCCGAAACAACGCCAACGCCCAAATTTCGTTAAGGACGCAGCTCCGCAACGTCCGGGAGCAGTTAGGACAAATGGAAGAAGCCGGGCTACGCGGAACGGACACCTTCCGAAAGTTGCAACAGGAAGCCGGGCGACTTGCCAACGCCATAGGCGACGCACAGACACAGGCCCGAATATTTAGCCACGATAACGCCGGGCTTCAAGGAATGATAGCCGGACTTAGTGGCGTAGCCGGAGCGTTCAGCACGGCACAAGGCGCGGTAGCCCTTTTCGCCGGAGAAAACGAAAACCTTCAAAAAATAATGTTGAAGGTGCAGGCCCTTATGTCCATAACAATGGGTTTGCAGCAAGTAGCGAACGCCTTAAACAAGGATAGCGCGTTTATGCTTGTAACCGTCGCCAAGGCGAAGGAGTTGTTATCCGCAGCAACCAACCCTTTGGGCGGCTCAGTCGTGGCCGCAAAAGCATTGATGGCTACTTTAACGTTTGGTTTATCGGTAGCCATTACCGCCGCTATATATCTTTGGGATAAATATAGCAGTAAGGCAAAAGACGCGACAAAGGCAAACGAAGAAGCAAAAAAAGTTTTTGATGAGTACCACAAATCCACCGCATCAAAAAGCGCGGACTTAGTGGGTAAATACCAACGCCTACGCGATGAATACAATAACTTGAAGTCAGCAGCAGAGAAACAAGAATGGATTAAAAACAACGCTTCCGAATTTGATAGCCTTTCCCTTTCCGTTAATAACCTTACGGACGCGGACAATGTATTTATAAAAAATACCAAGTCCGTTGTTAAGGCGTTGGAACTTCGCGCTAAGGCATTAGCCCTTCAAGAACTTCAAATGAAGGCTTACGAACAATATTACCAACGAATTATAGCCGCCGACCAAAGCGTGGCCGGGGGAGGCTTCTACACCAAGGTAGGAAATATAATTAAGCAAGGGACACAAGACCAAAAAGACCTCGTGGCGGCTATGAAGGCCGCCGGAGCGGTCAGCGCATCGGGTGACGCATATAACAAAGATAACGAATGGTACACGATGAGCGGCGGCGACTTCAAATTAACCCAAAAGGCCATAGACGCTATTAATGCGTACCGTGTAAGTCAAGCCCGAAGCACGAACCAAAGAATCCACAGCGAAGCACAAGCCGAATTAGACAAAACCGTAGGCTATACAAGGCAGCAGATAGCACTAACAGAAAAAGAATTAAAAGAATTAGACATACTTCGCACCAAAGGATCCAATAAACCAAACGGGAACGGTTCAAGTGCAGGAAGCAGTAGCAAAAATGAAAAAGACCCCTTCGCCGAGCAGTTAGCAACACGAAAAGGACTTTACGAAAAATATTTGAAGTGGATAACAAGCAGCGACGAAACCGTAAGGAACGCCGCCGCTTCCGAGTTCGCGCCCTTATTGAAGGAAGGCAGTAGCTATCTGCAATATTTGGAGAACCAACGCGCCGCTATTGAAGCCAAGACCACAAAAACCGCCGCCGACTTAAAGAACCTGACAACCCTTAACAACGAGATAGCCAACGCCACCCGCGAATCGGTTATTTCAGCCTTCGACACACAACTACAACAGGAGTTAGCCCAGTGCAAGACCATTAGCGAAATGTTGGCGACCATTGAACGCCGACGTTCCGAACTTTCCGGGGATAATTCCGACGTGGATAACGCGAAGGCGGAAATCCTTAACACCGCCGAAGCAGACACACGCCAACAGGCGAAGGAAGAAACGAAGGCTTTGTTACAGGAATACGCGGGCTACCTTCAAGAGAAGATAGACTTTGAAGAAAGTTACGCCCGGAAGAAGGAACTTTTAAGCCGTCAAGCCGCAGAATCAGCCACGGACGCAGAACGCCAAGTAGCCGAAGCCGCATTAGCCGCGCTTGAAAAGAAGCGCGAGGAATACTCCAAACGAAGCGGTAGCGAACAATACGACACACTTTTAGAAGAATATAAGACCTACCAAGAACAGGAAACCGCGATACTTGAAAAGTACGCCGCCCAACGTGCATTAGCCGAGCAACAGGGCAACGCTTCCATGATAGCGCAGATTAACGCCAAGCAACAAAGTGAACTTTCCAAATTGGCGGCGCAGCGTCTTATGGCTTCCGAGAGTTGGGGGCAGTTGTTTAGCGACATTTCTCGGCTCAGTACGACCACGATTAACCGACTTTTGAACGACATCAACAGCCGGAAAATCAACCTTTCGGCAGAGTTCAACCCCGCCGACCTTAAAGCCATTAACGACCAACTACAAAAGGCGAAGAACGAGTTAGCCACCCGTAACCCGTTCCTGGCCCTTCGCCAAAGTCTAAGCGAGCTTCGCGCCGCTATGAAAGCGGAAAAGTTATTAGACAGCGACGACCCCTTTGTAAAGTCGTTGGAAGAAAAGAAGAAGCAATACGCCGACTATACCGACGCTATAAACAGCAGCGACACCACATTAGCCGGAGCCGCGAAGGAAGCCTACGCCGACCTATTGGCGGAAGGTAGTAGTTACGTCGATATGCTCCGCAAGAAAATAGCCACCCTTAACGGACTTAAAATTAAGGGCGAACTTACCATAGAAGGACAGGAACAGCTCGATATATTGAACGCCGCCCTTAACAAAGAAACAGGGGTAGCAAAGAGCGTCGGCGCGGGCTTTAAGGAAGCCTTCGGCGACCTCGGCAGTAGCCTAACCTTCCTTTCGTCGTGCTTCGGAAGTGTGACAAACGGCATAAAGAAAATGGGTATTAGCATGGACGAGGAAACGGAAGCCATATTAGGCGACATAGGCGGAATGTTGGACGGGGCCTCTCAAATTGCCACAGGCATAGCCACCGCCAACCCGTTAAGCATTATTCAAGGATCCATAGGCTTTTTGTCGTCAGCCTTCGACCTATTTAACAGCCGCGACCGCAAGGCCGAAAAGTCAATTAAGAAGCATGAAGAAGCCGTTACCCGGTTGGGACGTGCCTATACAGCATTGGAACACGCCGTAGACAAAGCCCTCGGCGAAACCGTCTACCAAAACCAAAGCGCGTTAATTCAGAACCTACGGCAGCAGCAGAACGAAATACAAGGAATGATTAACGACGAAATCTCCAAGAAGAAAACCGATTGGGGACGCGTCGAGGAGTTCCAAGAACGCTACGCCGAAGCCGGGCGACAGATTGAGGACATCATCGCCGAAATCACGAAAAGCATTACCCAAACTTCCGCCGGGGACTTAGCCAACGAATTAAAGGACGCACTTATAGAAGCCTTCGAGAGCGGAGAGGACGCTGCAAAGGTATTCGGCGACGTAGCCGACAACGTGCTTAAAAACGCTGTTTCCAACGCCCTAAAACTTCAATTTTTGGAGAAGCCATTGCAGAACGCAATTAAGCAGCTTCAAAAAGATATGGGCTTCGACGCAGAAGGAAACGGCAGTTTCGACGGACTAACCCAAGCCGAACAAGACCGCTTTAAGGCTGCGGTAGCCGCAGCCGGGCAGAACTTCAAGGCGGCAATGGATATGTATAAAGACCTATTCGCCGAATTGGACGAAAGCGACCCGACAAGCCTAAGCGGTGCAATAAAGGGAGCAAGCCAAGAAAGTATAGACCTATTGGCCGGGCAGACCAACGCCGTAAGGCAGAACCAAGTTATAGCCATTGAAATTTTTAGGCAGCAGCTTATCCACCTTTCAAGCATGGATAACCGATTAGGGAACATAGCCGGAAGCCTTCTATCCATACTTAACCGTTTGGGAATAGACGACGGCGACGACCTACGAAGCCAAGGGATAACCAACTAACACAACAGCAAAATGCAACTACAAGAACTTAAACAACGATTAGCAGCCGAAGCGAAGGCGGCGGGTATTTGTTCGGAGTGGTACGACTTCATATTAAAGGCTTCTTCCAAAGAACGCCTTATAACCCTTTTCATCAAGGGCCAGGACTTCTGCGAAGAAAATAACTACCCTTCGCCGGAACTTCGGGCGGAGTTCGCCGACATACGCGCCCGCTTCGGCGTCTATTGCGCCGACGACAAGGTAGCGGCGAAAAGTCTACGAAGTGTTATCGCCTTCGACCGAGCTACCGGGAAGGCGGAATATAGTAACTTCGATGCCGCCACCGTTTCGGCGCGTGGCGAAAGCGAGATAACCATCACGGCAAAAGATAACGCCTTTGTCGTCGTCAGCATTTCCGGCGGCGCGAAGGTGGAAGTAATAGCAAGCGACAACGCACGGGTAAGCGTCATCCTTCACGGCGGAGAGTGCAGAACCCAGGCCTCGGAGCAAGCGACCATAAAAACAACCGACAAACGAAAGTAATATGGCATTAGAACAGAACTTAATATTAAACCTTCCCTTCGACGAAGCGGACGGTTCTACCGTAGCCTACGACTTCGCGGCTAACCGCCACGACGCCGAAATAACGGGCTGTCCTTTCGTGGCGGGCAAACAGGGCAACTGCATACGCTTCCCCGGCGAAGGCTACGCGGAAGTTCCGGCGAACGTGATACCCCTAAGCGGCAACTTTACTATTTTGGCGTGGGTCAAGGTGAACGAATACGCCGACGGAGTAACCGGCCGCCGAATAGGTATGTTCTGCAATACCGACCAATTAGAAGGAAGCCGCATAATTTGGATAGCCGTTATCCCGGTCATCCTTCAGCTTCTGGTAATGCTCATTGAATTCGTCATCCGCCATAGCAGTTGGGATGAGTGCAAAGATCAGGGCAGCGCCGCTTTTGTCATCCTCCTTCAGCATATATTTTTCTGGATTGTTTTCCGGATCCGGGGGTGTCTGGTAACAGCCTGCCGTAAACTTGCCGTTTATCAGGTTGTAGGCTACTACATGGAGTTCCCCGGTTTTGCTCGGATATTCCGCAATCGTGAAATTATTTCCCTGGCTTCCGATTGCAACAAGTTCCTCCGGCGGTTTCCCGCCTGTGGGTGACTCCAGTTCCAGATATGCTAGGATTGCCCGAAGTGTCGCCGCATGGAGCGTAGAACGCTTCTGGGGCTGTATGCAATGCTTGGGATAAACATTCTTAAATATCGGGTCGTCGGTATAATCCTCGAACGGTTCCGGCAGCTTTCGCTTAAAGGACCAGTTTGGTAATAAATTTCCATTTGCCATAATCAATCTCTCCCTTCTATGCCCAGGATAATTCCAGGGTGTCATTGGTTTCCACTGCTTTCAGCTCATCATGGGTAAAGATGTCCATGAGGGTTACCCAGTAATCTCTGGGCGGGAAATGCTGGAAGGTATCTTTTATTTCCGGGGTATTGTTAGCATAAATAAATATTTCCCCGGCTTCATTGATAAAAAGCTTCCG